ACCCATTATCAAGGTAGCAGTGCCAACTGTAAACTGTGCTCTGTTAAATCTGACCTTTAAGTCAATATCAGGAACCATATCATAGTTCAAGTTATTGTTTGTGGTAAATACTGTACCTGTTAGCTGACGTGATGTTACTGGTTTTTTAGTAAGAACATCAGTCTCACCAAGTCTAGAAATCCAGAAATAATAATCTGGGTTCAACCCTTCAGTGTGAATAACAAATGCATACTGAGTGTTATTCATTAAGAAAACAGGGCAAGGGAAAGTTACTCTAGTCTTGCCTGTTTCTTCAGTTGCAGATGTACCAGCCCACAAAGTAACATCAGAATTTTTCAACCAAACTTCTGAATACGGAACTTGTGTTCTAGTAATACTACCGCCTGAATTCATTTCTCGAATTTCAAACCAAACGCCAAGATTTGCGTGTTTTGCGCTAACCCAAACATCAACAGAAGTTAAGAAGATACCTTCTTCACCTCTAGGAACATCAACCTTGAAGCTATATGCCATACAAGATGGACCCATAACTTCAACTTTTTGTAGCTGTCTTTGTTCGGTAATTTCTTCTTGCTGAATTATTGCCACTTGTGTTGAAATAATTGTGTTTTGCTTTTGGACACTGATGCCCATGGCAGACCAATATTTTTTAGCATAAGAAGTAGCGTCTATAGAGTTAGTTGGATTATCTGTAACAATGATTTCTTTTGTTCCTGTGCGGAATCTTTTTCCAGTAGCAGGAAGTCTAAGGTATCCTAGGAGCTCCCCAAATCCATTTGCTCTCCACTCAGAACCTTCTGCACCAAAAGAAACTGCTTGTGTTATATTACCATTCGCAGGTATTGTTCCTGGGACAACATACGAAGACATGTTTTCGCCATCGAAAAAGCAATAATATCTAGTATTTGCTTTTAGACCCTTTACATAAACCCTAATAACTTGTGGTCTTATATAAGGTTGAACGCTAACATCAGTAACGAAATTACCAAGTTCTTGTGTGTTTGTTTGCGAGGTTACAGTCGTTACAATACCAGTTCTCTCTGATGATCCAAAAGTTTCAATCAAGTATCTTCCGTCTTTATCTTTGTTTCCAGCGCGCAGTGCAGCTGCATAACTGCTGTATGTGCCTTGAAACTTAGTTGGATCCGGGTTTCCACTACGATCCCAAATATTACGATCATATACATTATAACCAACCGCATAATTTTCCCACGAACCCCACTCTGTCGTCATAGTTTCTTCAATAGGAATTTCATTGCCATACTGTATGACTTTATCAACAGTAGTGGTATCACACCATGTATCTCCTTCTGGAGAAAGTTCCATAGCACCAATATATCTGAAAACGCTTTGCTCAATATTTCTTGTTGTAGTTACATTTCTATTTTCTAGTAAAGTAACTTGGGTATAAGGTAAAGTAATAAGATTGCCAGATTGCTGATAATTTGTAGAACCGCTTGATTCAATTCTGTATTGGAATGAATCTAGCTTGAAGAAAGGTCTAATTATTTGTTCAACTTTATCGACAGCAATTTTATAATCTGGATTAGCTGTGTCGCCCAAAGAGTGATCGACAAATCCATCTACAAAATAACCGTTTTTAAATCTATCAAGACCTTGGTCGTTCAAAACAGTAAGGTCTATTGCTTTCTTTTCAAGTAAAGTAAGTAGATTATAGTACTCTAGATTTTCAATTCTATTCTTAAGAACTCCAATTTCTCTCATTGTGTAACGTATATTAGCAATTTTTTTACTAATACAAGCAATTTTTGGAGTGTTTATGATTCTAGCAAAAGTTTCAGATAAAGAAGGATAAGGAGGAATATAAACGCTAGCAACACCCATCACGTTTTCCGGAACGTTTGGTGATATCGGAGTAATTCCTGATTCGCCCTTAATTACATTGAATAGTCCGTTTTTATCAAGAGTAACAACGTCTTTTCTAGGTAAATAGAAAGAATAATCTATAGACATATCACTGTCTGGCGCAGCTAATCTTAATCCATCAGTATCAACTATAACCGAAGTTGTGGTTGCTGGGTTAGTTGTTGCAGCTGCCACTGTTGTGGCACTAGTGGCTGTAATTTGCTTAACAGGTCTAAAGTCTAACGCATCTCTCAAAGAATATTCTGTACCAGCAGCTGATATATACTTTGGTATTTCATATGTAAATATTGTGCTATTTGATGTATTTACATCATCGATAGGATAAGAGTCTACAGAAAAATAACCAAATCCAGCAGAATAGTCTGGAGTAAAATGATCTAATTCGACTAACATGTGCATATTAGCTAAAGAAATACCACCATTGAACAACAAACGACCATGGTCATAAAGGTTATCTCTTTGACCATTGTCTAATACGAAATATGAAGTAACATTAGTACTATTTGCTGTGCCGTTTGCAGTTGTAAATGCAGTATTATCCATTCTGATTGAACGGATCTTATAAACATCAGACAAACCTAAATTGTATGGTCCAGAACTATTAGAAATATTAGTATTGAGTTTAACATATCTATTAGGATTTAATATTTTTTTAACTTCAGCAGCTGTGGTTCTATCAACTCTATAACTAATCTTAGCAGAAACTGCAGTTGGAACAACGTTAGTTGCTACTTCTTTAAAATCTAAAGTTAAAATGCCACTTGCAACTGTCGCAGTTCTTGTTTGTCCGGTACTACCATTTGCAGTAAGATCAATAATGTCACCAGCTCTTAAATCTTTAAAGACAAGATTTGCCGATGCAGATGGACTGACGTTAGAAGTAACAGTTAACGAAGTAGAATTAGTAATAGAATTGATGAAATATGAATTTCCGTTTACTCTGATACGATTGCCAACAGAAAGTTTATCGAACTCTGTTGAAACACCTGTGAGTATAAATGATCCTGGAGAACCACCACCAGAAACTGTACCAGGAACTTGAATTAAAGAGTTTGCATTTAACGAAACTATAATTTCTCTTTTTTCCGCAGAAGAAAGAGTACCTGTGCTATAAGATAATGCTTCTAGAGATGTCGTTACTGTTGTAGTCAATGAAGAAGTATTTGCTACGTTAGCAGTTTTATCTTCTGAACGTATAAATTGGAACGAAGTATCAACAGTACCAGAGCTAGTTCTGATTGATCTGATGTTAGACGCACCAGTTGAGAAAATTAAAACGTTTTGATTGCTTTCGTAAAAAATTGATTTTCCACTAGCTAAAACTACGTCAGCAAAAAACCTATTTGATGCAGTTGTGCTACCGATAGCCTTAGTATCTGTTAAAATGTAACCAGAATTCATAGTATAATCGTAAAGATACGCTCTCATTACGGCTGTAGGAGTTCCCATAACTCCTGATTCGTAAATCATAGCCTTCATTCTGGCAGTACCAATTATCTTTTGTGTAGCAGGAGAATTTTCTAGATTTGTAACTTCTGAAGTTAATCTAGTTTCTGCATTCAAGTAAAGATTTACTACAAAAGCTTCATCATGGTCAACAGAACCTGTTATTTCATTAATGAAGAAATAACCACCAGTTCTAGCATTTACTAGCTGGTTATTAACATCGTTGTAATCTGTACCTTTGTCTATTACGACATGTTGTGTGGTTATTTTACTTACTTCATAACCCTTAACATATGCAACTCCTGATCCTACATCAACAGAAAGCTTTGTTGCGTCTCCGCCTTCGCTTAGTGTGTACAATCCTTCATTGCTACCAGTGTCTAAGTGTTCTCTAGTTCTTACTTCGAAACCTTTAACGTAATAATCTCCAGATTCATCAAAAGTTCTTTTTGCTAATTCGTCATAAATTCTTGCATATTGAGAACGTTCATTTGAAGCTTGAATAACTCCATTTTGAATGTCCATAAAGGTTATGAAGTTTTCATTATCATAACCTGTTTTATAATCGATTGATGTTAGAAGGCATTCAATTTTATATCTATGTGCACCTGGAGCATTTTCATTAAGAGATCCTAAAGCATTATCTGCTAAACTAAGATCTGATAGATCTGTAACAAAACTCTCAGTTAGCTGCAAACCAACTGATTTGGTTGGGTCTGCGCTGTACTTTTCTATTACTGTAGTTTGTGCTGGGAAAGCAAGGAAATATCCCTTACTGAAAACAACACCCTGACTTACTGAGAAAATAGAACCTGTTCCAGTGTAATTTTCATAAGTTGAAGGAACAACAGTAAACCCTAAAGAAGCATCATCAGAAACTGTTACAGCTTCGTCGTTTAAAAACACACTTGATGTTACAGAAGAAGATGTATATCTTAATAGGATAGCATAAACGTTATTAATTTCATCATACACTGCAGCTCTAACAACAGCGGTGATACCTGTAGTAGCACCGACCACTGTTTTACCAACAAGACTGGACAAACTACTGGCTAAAGGTTGAATAGATAAAGCCTTGATGTAAGAAACGTCAAGCTCTAGGTCAAAAGCTCCTCCTAATACTATAGAACCTTCTCTAAAAATATGAGAACCAAATCTTTCAATTTGTTTCTGTAACATAGTTTGCATCTGATTAAGTTCACGAGCTTGTATCGCAACAGATGGACGAAATAGGATTTTATAATATTGTTTATCCTGATCGTAATCATCATAATACGGAGGAACGTTAAAATTTGCCATACTTACTACCTATTAAATTTCTATTGTCAATTTGAAGACTTCTGTTTGCGTATTTGCGCGATTGACATTATTTATGTTGTCAATGTAAATTGGTTTTAAATCTTTGGTGTATACATCACCAACATGAGATATAGCAATGTTACAAACGTAAGAACCTGAAGCATTGGCTAATCCCTCATTATTAATGAAATACTTATCACCAGAGATATGAACTTGCGTTGTATTAGAAAACACAACAATTCCTCTAGCACCGCTATTAACGCCAAGAACAAAATCTCCTGGAGTAAAAGTAGTAGAAGGAGAAACCGAAGCTTTTAAAATTTGATTAAATGTATTTGTAGTATACTGATCTCCTTTACTAATTGTTCCAGTAGTAAGGTTAGATGTCAAAGAATAAGGATTTCTGATAATACCAATTTTATTATATAAAATGTTTGCAGTTGGTATCGAAGCGCCTTCTGTATTAGAAAAATTGAACGCGATTGCTAATCCTTTAGCGTTCAATTCAGTAATAGGGTCGTACGCATGACCTCCAGGAGGAGGAACAATAGCATAAACATTTGCCCCGGAACCATAGCTACTTTGAATTTTTACATTAGCCCAAGAAATATTAGTTCCGATATCTAGCATCACAACGTTAGAGATAGAGTAGTTTGATGTATTAACTATAGAATATGCTTTAGGATCGGAATCTCCGTCAGTTTCGAAAACGACAGCGGGACTAATCAAGTATTGAGTTATACCACTTGTTATTTTAGTAATTTCAAATGGCTTGGTGTTGGCAACAAACACAAACTTACCGCTAGAATTCGCAACATAATCTGTAATTGTTCTGATTTGTGATGTTGCTTCTACAGTGTTGTAGATGTATATTGAGTTATTTACGTAAAAATTATCAGAAGAAGAAGCATAGTTTTCTATCTGTACAATTGTAGAATTCTGTACAGATCTAATGATGCCATTTGTATAAGCAGTGTATCCACTACCAGAATTTGTTATCATAACAACTTCTACGCCGCTATAAGATGCAGCAGTTGAAGAAACTATTGCACTGACGTATACAGGGACAAAATTTTCTGAAGAAAATCTGTCGTTGTTATATTCTGTAATAGAATACATATATCTCCACTTATATCCATCGCTTGTTTGGAAAGTCGAAGGTTGCGAAGGAGATCCTATTGTACCTGGATCAATAGTAGAAACTGAACCATTAGCATTATCGATACACTTATAGATGTTATAATTACCGCCAATAACTGATGGTGTAGAAATAACATAAAAATTATTATTAGCCAACACTGTATTTGATGTGTTGTCATAACGATCGTAAGATTGACCAGAAGCCCAAGTTTTTTTAGATATGACTGGAACGATCTCAGAAGATGTTATCTTTTTACCAAATAACATCAGCCAATCGTTTATAAAATTAGTCGAATAATCTTCGTTCGATATTTCCGGAACGGAACCCGGATATGCTACAGGATTAGCAGCAAAAGCGTAATAATGTGATGTGTTCGAGAACACATTGTCCACTATTTCATCAATTACTGCTTTCTTGTAGGAAGGAAGGATTTTACCCATTAAATTACTTTCCTATTGCGGTCCAATACACACCAGTTGATATAGTGCCGTTGTTTCCTTGTAGAATAATCGCAGTTGAATTGGCGCCAACAATAGCAACGTAAGTATTAACAGTATTTGAAGAAGCTGATGCAGAAAATAAGTTTGTGAATGCTACACCACCAACTGCAGAGAAAGTTGTGACGTTAGCTGTAGAGTTAACAGCTGCGATAAAACCATACTGATACAATAAACCGTTTGGCAATCTAGTATAACCGTTAGCAAAGTTTGAAGAGCCTACGCTAGAAGAACCTAAACTGAAAGTGTTTGTAGTTACGTTTGCTTCTCTAATTGAAATTCTTGAAGAGTTTGCTGTCCAATTAACAGTTGCATTGCCAAGATAAACCGTTGTGCTGTTTGCAAGAACACCACCAATAACTGCAGAAGCGTTAATGCTTAACGTGTTTTGTGTTAGAGAAGAGTTTACAGAGGAGTTACCTAAGTTTATAGAAATTGTGTTAATAGTAGCATTACCTAAAGAACTATTACCAAAAATAGAAATTTGCGTAGAGTTTACTGTTGCATTAGCTGCAGTATTTCCTATACGAATAACTGTGGTATTAGCTACTGTACTTGTATTGACAGTGGTATTAGTCGAAGTTACAAAACCACCTGTGTTGGAAACAACAGAGTTAACTGAAGTGTTACCTATACTAATTGCCCCAGTAGCTGTATACGAAGAATAAACTTCGTCAAAATTTTGGTTTACTTTATTAAATGCATCTCGAATTGGATCGCCTGTACCATCATTTGGTGATCCACCAATAAAGACTGTTTGCTTTGCCAAAGTTTTTCTCCTTTAAACGTAATATCTATTAACTATGATTCTACCCTCATCTGCTCTGTATTTTGTCTCAGAAGCTAAGAGGTAAGAAATAACTCTACGATCATCCGCTGTTACAGTTGTTCTGTCCGCGCTTAAAAAACTAGAATAATTTAATATGGTTGCATCTGATTTTACTGAATTGGCAAAATAAACACCAAAAACAGTGATATCAGCAGTTTTATCAGTAGTATTAACTAGCGCTGGTATACTATTACCTGAATCTGTCGACCATGGGCTAGAAAAAATGGTAACAGAATCAAAAACTAAATTAGCTGTCGATGTACCATATAAGAATTTTAAGTACTTACCAAATAACTCCGAACCAGAACTGTGGAATGTATCGTATATTATATCTTTGTATTTATTTAATGTTTGTGCGACTCTTATCTCATAAGAATAATCTTGATAATAGTAGCTATCTTGTATATATTTATCAGAGTCTAAAAATCCTCTAGTAGTAGAGTAATAACCTGTGCCTCTACCAATTGGTCCTTTAATTACTCTTGCTCTAATAATTTTTTCTGATACTTCACCTACGGTGTCAAATTCTACCAAAGAAGCTTCCAAACGTGCACCTGAACCATTTGCCGTAGAAACTCTTATTTCTGGAATATCTTTATAACCAGAACCACCATATGTTATTGTTACGTCTGATATAGCACCATTTCCATCAACAGATGAAACGTAACCATTGGCTATAAATGATGGATTTCCGCCAACGAACAGTAGCTGTTCGTTTTCTGCATATCCGGAACCTGTGCTAGATATAGTTACTACGTTGGAAACACTAGAGTGTATATATGCTCTTACTTGTTCGCTTTGTACATATCCTTTACCAGAATTGATAGCTTCGGCTTCTAATACGATGTTATTACCAGTGTTCGGATAAGCCAGAATAAGTTCGTTTTCACCAACCAATGAACCATCATTGGTATACATAATGTCTTCATATCTTGCAAACCCAGAAGGTAAAATTGTAGGAGCAAGTCTATACTGAGCAGAAGCAGTTGAATTTATAGTTGGTGGTCCATATAAAGTCAACTCTGAAGAAGAAACTGCAGTTCTAATTACAGCATATTCCATAGTTGAAGCATTTGAAGAATTTGCTTGCAAAGCAATAACGTCATTATTTTGATAGAGGTCAAATGATGTACCAACTCCAGAAACAGTATTTGACGTTGTGTTATAAGTTAATGTTCCAGGCAACGGATTCGAAGTTATCACTGATCTTACGAATACATTTACGGCAGTTTCATAAGAGTTACCAATAGAAACGTTTCCAAACCCTAAAATACTACCGAAAAGTTCTGTTTTATAACTTAAAGTAGTTGTTAAAGTATTTTCTATATTTGCTGAAGGATTTAATGGGAACCCATAATTGGGCGCATTTAGCGGAAGAGTCAAATAATCATATAAAATATCTGTGTTATATTCTACGAGTTGCTGTGACGTTAACGAATCAATAGACAACGAAGCGCCACGACCAGCAGCACTTGTTTTGTAAAGGAACACTAGCGAGTTTGCAGTATAACCAAATCCGCCGTCAACAAGATCATATCTTAAAGAACCAAATCCTGTGAATAACTTGGTTACTGTTAATATACCATCAACACCATAAGAGATCACATCGTTATTAGTTAAATCTCTATGAACAATTTTAATAACATCGCCGATATTATAATCTTGACCACCACTAACAATTGATATTCTATTCAAAGAGCCCAACAAAGTTGGTGCTAGGTTGATGGCCTCTGTGTTTTCTTCATCATCAAGCAAAACTATCTTTTCATTAATTTCGAATTCTTTTTTTCTTGGTAAAATATTCGAAATGTACAAAATGTTGATTATGTCGTTGTTGTAGTTTTCTCTAACAAAGTTTTCAACTGTGGCTGTTACTTTAGAAGTCGCGCCGATAATAGTTTTGCCGACATAATTCGATAAATTTTCATTGTCTGTTACTTCTAGGTACTTTGGCTCAACCCAAGTGCC